CGAGCCAGCTTCAAACACACTGGCGGTCTAATCATTCTACCACAATCACTGTTCTTACACCCGGAACCGCCGATACTATGACTGTAGGTATTACAGCAGCACGTAATTTTGGTAATGGGTTCTGGACAACTCTAGGCGGTGGAGTAAATCCCGATGGAGGTGGTATGTCAGCATTCGTTGCTAATGGAGATCTCACCATACGTGGTGGGATGATGGGTATGCGTGTATCTAATATTCCTGATGCTGCTGACGTGGACAAAGATGCATTACAGTGCACTGTATTCTTGTTGAGGACGAGCGTTAATTTTAACTCTGGTGTTATCCCAGCTACCGTTCGTCACGGTTGGGATCCTACCTTAGTTGCCGATTTTAAACAGAACGTCGGTCACATAGTGCTACGTAAAACGTTCTTACTTGCTGAAGGAGAGGTAGGTACCGTGGAACGCAAGATGCCTGTTCAACGTATCGATCAGTCAGAATACTTACTTAATCACAATGAATACATCTGGCTATTCCTGTGTTCAAATACTTCGGCGATTAGTCCTAAAAGTCTCCGCCTTGTACCTTATTATAATCTGTCCTTTGTCGGCGATGCCGTATAGGAGAAGTTACACCTTTCGTCAATGACTCTCCACTTGTATTATTTTATTGGGGGGCCAAGGGGCAGCGGGGCTTACTATTACCCCCGCTGCCCTGGACCCCGACCCCCTGGTTCCCATCTATAAAGAGCGTGCTTTCCCTTTCATTTGTATGCCTCGTCTCAACAACAAGAATCGTTTATCTCATATCGTTTTTACTTACAATAATTATGTCGAAGAGGAAGCTGTTCCCCGGCTCACTGAGCTTTTCGAAAGAGAAGCCAAGTACTATGTCTTCGGTAGAGAAGTCGGTGAATCAGGTACTCCTCACCTCCAGGGATACTGTTCATTTTCAGGACGGCATTCTTTCGAGCATGTTCGCAATCTCCTCGGCCCTGGGATCCATTTCGAAAGAGCAAAAGGTACTGCTCGACAAAATCGAGTCTATTGCACTAAGGCTGGAAATTACATCGAGGGTGGTACACTCAATGAGGGAGGAGTTCGCCCGGATAAGGACGAACTATCCCGAGAGTTCATCCGTTCTGTCGGAAGAGGAGATTCGGGAATTTCTGAATTCGCCGAAGGCAACCCCCATCTTTGGATCCATCATGGATCTAACATGCTCCGAAACGCCTTGGCCCTCAAGCCCCCAGAGGATCGACCTAACATCTCAGTCACCTGGATCTGGGGACCGCCAGGAGTAGGCAAATCACGGAAGGCACATGAAGACCTTCCTGATGCTTACATTAAAGATCCTAGAACTAAATGGTGGAATGGTTATTTATGTACTCGTAATGTCATTATCGATGATTTCGGTCCTAATGGGATCGATATTAATCATTTACTTAGATGGTTTGACAGATATAAATGTATGGTAGAGAATAAAGGAGGTATGTTAGCACTGTTAGCTGACACCTTCGTAGTTACTTCCAATTTCCATCCTAGAGAGTTATTTAAATTAGATGGAGAAATCCATCCTCAAGTTCCCGCCTTGCTAAGGCGACTTCATGTAATTCACATGCAATCATTATTGGAGATTCCAATATTGAACCCTTATGAATAAAACTACATCATGTTTTCTGATAGCCAAGGGAGATATTAGCTTTAGAATGGCCCACCGCAGGTGAGTGGGCGCCGTGGCGGAGCCAAAGCCCACGTGGGCCCTTGGGCCCACCACGTGCGGAGCACGTGACAGGACGCGCGAAGCGCGCAAGTCAAACCCCATTCCACCAGACTCTATAAATACCCGCGCTTACCCGTGAGGGTGAGTAAGATTACAATCATGGCTCGCACTATTCAAACCCGTAAGAGAAGTGGTGGTCCTCTCCGTAGAAATGTCAAACGTCGCCGGACTCGTCGGCGTTCTGGCCGGAAGTCCACATCCTTCACCTCACAAGCAGGCACCGGTGGTGGACTGCGATTCAGTGCTAGGCGTGTCAGTCGCCGTCGCTATCGTTCCATGTTATGGAACGCGAGCCAGCTTCAAACACACTGGCGGTCTAATCATTCTACCACAATCACTGTTCTTACACCCGGAACCGCCGATACTATGACTGTAGGTATTACAGCAG